CGGTGACCCGTCGGCATCGTAGAGACCGAGCCCGCCCGCGGTGCCGTCGACGATCTGTTGCGCCCACGCCGTGGGGATCGTGTACGAGATCGTTGCCACCATGTCGGTTGTCGGGCCGGCCGCGGTCGCGGCGACCGTCGGCGCGCCGGAGGGCAGCGTCGCTTCGGTCAGGAGCGCCAGCGTCGATGCGGTTGACGCGTCCGGGCCGCCGATACGCCGGATCTGCTCGAGCCGGGCCGAGGTGACGGTGGCGCCGGCCAGTGTCCGGGGCTTACTGCCGTAGAAGATCGCGCCGGTAGCGTTCGGCATACCGCCGCGGACACCCTGATGCACGAGGGTGTCCGCGGCCCACCCCGTTGAGTAGTAGCTGCCGGTGTACTCAGGCAGGACCTCGGTCGCGCCGGTGACCGTCGGCGGGTTCGCGTCAAGATCGGCCAGGATCGGCGGCATCTCCGACACGGCTCCGGTGTACAGCCGGGCAGACGCCGCCCACAACGACCCGAACCGGTGCACCAGCACCACGTCGCCGGCGGCGATCGTCACGTCCCGGGCCGCGCGCACGGAGCGCAGCACACCGTTGACGTTGACCGTGACCAGGCCACCCGACGGGGCGCTGACGGCGACACCGGTCAGGGCGCCGGCGTTCGGGGCGAGGACACCACCGGGGCGGTCACTCATCGATGCTCCCTCAGGGTCAGCTGCATCGGGCCCGACGATGACGTGTACGGCAAGAACATCTTCTCGATCACGCAGGGAATGTCGTCGTCTTCCCACGTCGACTCCGTGTCCCGGTACAACACCAGCTCATTGCCGACGGTGCGCGGGTCAGGCACGACGGTGAGCTCGACCCGGGTCGCTAGAGCGGCGGCCCGGCGGGCGAGCATCGCCGCGGCCGTCGTCTCGCACTGCTGCTGCGTCGTCAGCAACGGGCTGAAGTAGTAGAACGGCACCGGTAGCGGGTTGAACGCCGAACGCAGCGACGTCGGAGAGCCCTCGGTGCGGTCGTAGGCCACGCCCTGCACTTGCAGGCCGTCGGTGCCCTGCCCGCGCACGACGCACGTGTTGTACAGGCCGTCGCGGGTGATGGAGCCGCCCACCTCGAGCACGTTGGCCTTGTCCTGCGGGTCTTCGCTATCAAGATCAAAATTCAGGAGTTGTAGGAACACTGCCGACTCGTCGTACGTGTCGGCCTTCATCAGCCGTAGGTACCCTGCCGGCGTGACCTGCGCGCGGGCCGGCCACGCCGCCAGAAGCTCGTCGAGGGCGCCTAGACGGTCCTCGTCCTGATTGATGTCGCCGGGCACGGACCGGTCGGTAGCGAGCAAGTCGGCGTCGCACAGCACGGTCAGCGCCGGCTCGACGAGGTTGCGGACCGACGTCAGGAACGTGCCGGTCGGCCGGTACGGGGTGACCAGCCGCGCCTCGTCGATCAAGTCGAGCAGCCCGACGGCGGTGATAGCTATCTGGGTGCCGTCAAGGCGCACATCGTAGGTCAGGAACTCGCCGCGGTTGATCCACTCGGTGGTGCCGGGGATGCCCACGCCCAGCTTGACGTGCAAACGCTGCCCGTACGGGGCGATCGGGGACGCCGCCTCGGTCGGCACCAGGTCGCGGCCGTCGACGATGCGAGGGATGCGGATCGTCACCCGCTCCGGTATCCGCATGCTGTCGTCGAACTCTTCCCCACCGGACACGATCGGTATGTCGGTGAGCAGGGTTTCGCCGGCGTAGGAGATCGACGCGCGGGCGCTGAGGGTGTAGCTGCGCTGCGCGAGCACCAGGCCACACTCAGACGAGACGGTGATCATCCGAGATCAGCCTGCGCCAGATCGAGGTACGTACGGCCTACGTAGTCGGTGGTCAGCGCGGCGTACGTCAGCCCGGTGTACGCCGCGGAAAGGTCGGCGTAGTCGTAGCCGGCAGAGGTGAAGCTCGAATGCCAACCGGGTACCTGCGCGACCTGCACGGCGGTGATGCGCCGCTCGTCGGAGCCGTCCTGGGAGAAGCGCCGTTCGCGGGCGCCGAGGACCGCGTAGTAGGCGTCGCAGTCGTACGCCGGGCCCGGGCCGCGCTGTAGGTAGATACCGGAGGTGGCGCCGGCCAGCAACGCCCGGAGGTTGTCCCGGGCGGTCAGGGTCGTGGTCAGATACTCGATCGTCGTGGTCGGCTGCGACGACGGTGACGACACCACACGGTTGATCCCGTCAGTGGCGTACACGGCGGCGTTCGTGGTCGTCTCGAGGTGATCTATCGCGCCGATCGTCACCTCGGCGGCCAGCCCGGTGATCGCGTCGGACAGGGCGACCAGACCACCGGGCAGGGTGACGGTGTGCGGGCCGTCCGTGTCGACAACGGTCCCGGTCGGCTGTTGCAGTTCGTAGGTGTACGCCACATCGAACGGCATTTCAGCGTCGATGATCAGCGCGTCCGTCGCCGGCCACACGTACCGGTCGTCGGCGCCGCGTATCGGCGTGCGCACACCGCCCGCGACCCGGTAGATCGAGAAGAAGTGGTTGGTGAGGCCGGTGACGGTGAGCAGCTTCCGGGGCGGCCACACATCCTGATCGACGGAGGTCAGCGATGCGACCATGGCCTATTTCACCCCTACCCTCGAGCGCCACCGTTCGCGGTGTAGGGCGTCGTTGACCACCCGTGTCGTCTGGGCCCGGAACGGGGCGCCGTCGAGATTCACGGCGACCGACGTTGACACGGCGACCGGTGCCGGGCCGCCGACGCGATGCTGGCCGGCGTCACCGCGGGCGTAGGTGTGCCCGGCGTAGGAGTTGACCGACGTCTGATCCTGCTTGCGCAGCGCGGCAGCGTCCCCGGACTGGCGTACCGCAATGTTGATCGTGACCGATTTCGACTTGACCGCGGCCAGCCGGTTGATCACGTTGTTGATCTTGCCGCTGGCGTTGTCGAGCAGCTCCACCTTGGGGCGCCGATCGGGGATGCCGATCAGTTCGTCCGCCAGCCGGTTCGCCGCCGCCGCGGATAGGCCGGCCTGCCGGGCGACGGCGATGAAGTTGTTCCGGTTCGCCTGCATGACGTCGTTGGCTTTGTTCCCGGCGCCGTTCACCGCCACGTACGCGTCGTACTGCCCGTTCAGCGCGGTGGCTAGGTTCGACAGTGTTTGCCGGTTCGCGATGCCTGCCTCGGTGTTGAGGCTCATGCTCTTGCCGTGTTCGTCGACGGCCTTGCGCGCGTCGCGCAGCGCTTGCGCCGCGGTGGTCGTCGCACCGAATAGGCCGGCCTGCTCGGCGATGTTGCGCCGCGACGCCTCGGACGCCGCGTCGAGCGAGTACGCATAGTCGGCGGCGGCGGCGTTGGCGTGCACGAACCCGTCGGCGGCGCCGGCCACCCGCCGGGTCAGCTCCCCGGTGTGTTCGCCCAGCTGCCCGACCTTCGCGATGGCCTGCAACAGGCCACCGGCGGCGCCGATCCTGTCCAGCCACTCGTACACCGTCGACAGGGCGGCGATCGTCGGGCCCAGCACAGCGAGTAGGCCGGTCACGAGGTCTACGACGTTGCGCAGGGCGGCCGCGGCGGCTTTGCCGTCGCCGGCGACGGTGGTCAGGAACGCGCCGAACGATTCGCCGGTCTGGGTGAGCCCGTCACGGATCGCGGCGATGACCGGGCCGGCCTTCGACACGATGACGTCCCACGCCCGCACCATGGCTTGACCGAAACCGATCGCGCCCTCGGTGAGTGGCCCGACGAACTTCGCCGAGTTCGCGAAAATCGACCGTAGGTTGCCCTCCACCTGCTGAAACCCGGTCCGGATCTTAGCGATCGCGCCGAGGGTCGCCTCGGTGAACGGGGCGGCTGCCTCGGTCAGCGACCCCATGACCTGCTCGCCTAGGGCCGCGCCGGCCGCGGCGACGCGCGGGTCACGGGCGGCGAGCATGACGCCGCCGACGACGCCGCCGATGCCGGCGCCGCCGACGACGGCCGCGGACAGGGTAGCGGCGATCGCCGGCGCCGCGACGACGGCGATGCCGGCCAGTACCGGGCCGGCCGCCTCGGTCGCGCTGGTGATCCCGCGGGTGATGGAGCGGGCGACACCCGGCGCTACCGATTCGATCCCGCGGAGTAGCGACTTACCGACGGTGCCCAGCGACGATTCGGCGTCGCGGCGCATCTTGTCCTGTGACGCCTTGATACGCCGCTCGGCCGACGACAGGGCGTTGCCGGTCCGGTCGGAGGCGGTGACGTTGAATTCGACGTCGCGGGCCATGTCTCACCCCCGCCGGATGATGTCGAGCGCGGCGTCTACCTCAGCGTCGGCGGCGGCCACCCACTGCTGGTCTTGCGACAGTGGGTCCGTCCACCAGCCGGGGGTGACTTTCTGCGGGTGCCACGCGTTGCCGTGGCGCCGGCCGAACGTCGGGTGTCGCAGCGACCCGGCGTCGAGGCGGCGCAGGTCGGACGCGTCACGCAGCGACTTACGCCCGCCGCGGAGCCGGACGCCGGCGGTACGCGACGTGTAGCCGATCCGGGCGCCGATCTTCGCGGACGCCACCCACCGTCCCAGGCCGCCGCTCGACGGCAGGATGTCGATCGCGTGTGCGCGGACCTTCGGGATGACCGGGCGCACCGCGCGGGTCAGGCCGCGGCGCAGCGCCTTGACGATCTGCCGGCGGCCGTCGAACGCGCGCAGTTCGGCGGCGAACTGCTCCGCGGATACCGCCACGTCATCCCCCCTTAGCCTGCTGACGCAACTGCGCCAGACGCTGCTCTGATGCCTGCTGCTCGAGTACCGCTTGCAGGGTGTCTACGTCACCGTCGGGCCAGTTCAGAACCCCCCCAGGGCCGTAGAACGGCTGTCCGCTGTCAAGGGCGAGAAGTAGCCGGCGCCGACGTTCGTAGTGCTCAGGCCAGGGTCCAAGCGCTGCTCATCCTCCCCGTCCTGCACGGCGTCGCCGTCGGCCTTCGACGTGACGTCGGACAGGGACACGCAGTCCTCGAGGTTGAACTGCGGCCATGACCGGCGGGTCATGTTCTCCCGGCGCATCGCGTTGTAGGCGATGAACCGGGCGACGGTCAGATACTGGCCCTCGGGGAAGTTCTGGGCTTCCATCGCCGCCCAGTCGCGCTGGTCGGCGTGAACCGTGTACACGGACCCGTCGGCAAGTTCGACTTCGTAGACGAACGTGTTCGGACGCCTGCTCATGGGGTGTTGTTTCCTTCCTGGTTACGGGCCGGCGATCGCGGAGAAAACGGGCTCGCCCACGACCGGGAAGACCATTTCGATCTCGGCGTACTTGCCCTGCTCGCCGCCGAACGTCGGCATGAGCCCGACGATCGTGAACGTGGCCTTCTGGTCACCGACGTTGTTGCGCGGCGCCAGCACCACCTCGATCTGCTCGCCCACCTCGAGCGCGCGCAGCGCCTGGGCGAGCCCGCCGGTCGCGTTGATCTGCAACCCGGTCAGTTCGAACGTCCACACGGCGCTATCCACGTCCTGCTGGGCGCCGTCGGGCACCAGGGTTCGGTACGTCTGGATGGGCTGCTCGGGGATGAGCCGGGCGATCCTGACTTGGTTCGCGTACTCCACCGTGTCGATGGTGACCAGGCTGTCCTTGAGGACGAACGCGTTGGCTGCGGCAGGCATGGGCTACTCCGTTTCTCCGGTAATGATCATCGCTCGGTAGGCGGGTATTGCGCCATCCGCAGGTAGGCGGGCGTCCCCGATATCAGTGATCGACAGGATCGGCCGTAGCGCGTCCACCAGCGGCTCGAGGTGAGCGTCGGTCCACACGTCCGCGGCTTCCTCGTCGGCGGGCAGCACGAACACGACACGCCACATGTGCACGAAATTCGCCGGGTAGCGGCCGTCACCGTCGGGCGGCTCAGCACCACCCCATTGCGACCAGGCGTCGCCGCTCTTATACGCCCGCGGCGCGTACGGGTAGCCGGTCACCCCGGCGACCGCCGACACTGCGGCAGCGATGGCCTCACGGGTCTCGATGATGCTCATCCGATCGGCAGCTTCCGGTACGGCGCCTCGAAACGGCGGACTTCCGGGTCGCGGCCGGGCAGCACGATCGACGATTCACCATCGACGGACTCTTTGACCGCCAGAGCGAGGTTGCGCATCGCTAGGTTGCGCTGGACCCGGCGTAGCAGGGCCCCGCGCAGCGCCGGCGGGTACGCCGCCGGTATCCGGCACACGTCGAACTGCGCACCGGTTTCCTGATCGAGGGCGTCTTGGATCTCGGCGTCGGACCACGAGTGCTCGCCCATGTAGTTACTGCACGCGTCGACGTCGGGCATGGCAGCGGCGTCGGTGACCGGGTACGCCTCACCGACGAAGTACAGCGCCCACGGGTCGGCGCCGGCCAGCGCCAGGTGCCTGCCCGGCACGGCGGGCACGTACGTGGCGACCCACACCCCGGTCACCGACTCCCACGCCTCAACGGTGAGGACGTGATCGGCGCCGGCCGGGTCGGTGACCGTCAACTCCGGAACGTCCCCCCCGGGCGTTCCGTCGTCAAGGGTCGACAGGACCCGGATCACCCACGGCACGCCGACAGTCAGCCTGCTCGAGGTGAAACTCAAGGCTTGCAGCATGCGCATCCTCCCGTGCGAGTGAGATCCGGGTCAGGGCAGCGGTCCGGCGGCGCGTGACCACCCCATGAAACACGCGCCGCCGGGCCGGGCTTACGCCACCGTGTCGTAGATGACCTGCCGCACACCACTGATGTCGGTGTTCGCGAGCGCCTGGTAACCCCACACCGCCAGACGCACGTACGCGACGGGCGAGTAGCCGCCGGTGGAGTTCATGCCGGGGAACTCGAGGCGCTGCGGGCCGGTGTCCCAGGTGTGGACAACCGTGCTGTCGAACAGCCAGCTGTTGTTCGGGGCGCCGGCCGTCGACGACAGTGCCCACGCGGGGGTGATCGTGACGCCGGCGGCGTCGATGTAGGTGTAACGCGACCGCGCCGACCCGTCACGGTTCGACGGGTTGATCATCGGATAGATCGGCTCGCCGGCGTCGGTCTCCGCGTCGGCGAAGACGACATAGAGTTCCTGCTCGGCGGCCATCATGTCGAACCGGGAGCCGCCGCCGCGGGCGAATTGGAGCCGGGCGATGGCGGTACGCCACGCCGACGCGAGCGCCTTGTCAACCGACCCGGCGGCCAGGGTGATGTCGGTCGCCGCGGTGAGGGTGTTCAAGAACGTCGCGACGCCGGACTCGAGCTCTTCGTTCCACTCGCGGGTGAACTGCGCCCAGATCAGCGCGGAAGCCTGCGGCGTGCCGCCCTGATCCCACGCCTCGCGGGTCATGTCGATCGCCCCGGAGCGCGCCGTCGGCGTGATCGTCTGGGTGGTGACGGCGAACGTCCCCGGGGTCGGCTCGACACCCTCGGTGTGCGGCGACACCAGGCCGGCCGAAGAGTTGAACTTCGGCAGGGTGAACGCGGTGATGTCCTCGAGCGTCCCGCGGCGGGTCGCCCTGGTCAGCGGGTACTCGTAGTCGCGCTGCGGCACGTACAGGTCCGGCCGGTTACGGGTCGGGTTCAGCCCGGCCAGATCCGCCCGGTCGACGTCGGCGAAGTTGTGCCGCATCCCGTACCGAGTGCCGACCGTCATTTCGCGCATGAAGCCCAGCGCACGCCGGTACGCCTCGCCATCCTTGTCGCGGCCGGCGCGGACCAGGTCGCTCGAGAAGTCGTATTGCGGGCCGGGAGTCAAGTTTCCGTCGGAGTCGAACCGGTACGGGGCCGCCTCGGTCACCGCGGCCGGCGGCGCGAGGCGCGGGCCGCTGCTCGCGTGCTGGACCGCGCCGGCCTGCTGCTGCTGGCTGACGCCGCGGGTCGGGTCGACGAACGCCGGGCCCGGGTCGGCGGCAGCGGTCAGCGCCGGCTGCTGCTGGACTCCGAGGCGGCCAAGCAGGGTCATGACCTGATCGGCGCTGAAACCGGCCGCGGGGGGCACGGGGTCCCCCGCGGCCGGCGTCGTGGTGGCCGGCGTCGCGGAGGCAGCGAACTGCTGCTGGGCGGGCGCCGGGTTCGGGCAGGTCACGTTAGCGTCGTGAGGCTGCCCGCATGTCTGACATGGCATGGTCTCTCCTAGGTCGGCGGACATTGTCACGGATGCGACACGCGCGCCCTGAAAGCCAGGTACGGCCACCAGGGAAATCTCTTTGCCGATGGCGGCACCGACCGGCACCAGCCACACGCCGGGCTGCTCCGGGTCGGGAACACACTGCTCGTGGTCGAAGTCGACGCCGACGGACAGGCCGGTACGTACCGACTCTTCCGGGCTGGCCCACGCGAGTGCCTGATCCCCGGCCGGGCCGGCCGCGGCTTTCGCCCGCACGTACGTACCGTCGGGCCGGTCGTCGATGAACAGGTAGTGCCCGACGCTGGCCGACTGCACGTGGTCGACGAGGATCGGCACGTGCCGCGGGTCCGGCCACACGATGCTTCCCTGCTGGAACCGGTACTTCCGGCCGTTCTTTCGCGCTACGTGCTGCGGCCCGTACGGCAGGGCCAGACCTTCGATGATCCGGCGGTCCGGGTCGGAGCGGGTGAAGCCGACCGACGCGGCGTCGGTGAACGCCGTGACGGCGGCGTCGAACGCTGCGGGCTGCCCGGCGGCGGCCATGCGGGACTCGCCGGCGGGCGTCGGCTGACGGATCGGGACGACGTTGCCGGCCGGCTGCTGCGCCGCGGGTGCCTTCGGCTTACGGGGCACGTTCTCGGAGTCGGACACATCGTCCTGATCCCACGCGCCGAGCTCGACCATGCCCTTGGCGTAGGCGATCCGGTCGGTCGGCGCGGCACGCAGGTAAGCGTTCGGGTCGGAGTAGCAGCGATGCCCGCGCGGCGTGATGTCGCCCATACTCATTCGCTCGTCCCACGCCATCACGTACGGGCCGAGAAGGTCGTTGATCCGGTCGATGCGTTTGTCGATGCGGTTCGAGTACGTCTCGGTGGTCGTCGACACACCCAGGTCGGACGGGTCCAACCCCAGCGCCAGCGCAACGTCGAGGGTCGCCCGTTCCTGCAACTGCGTCAGTTGGATGTCGGCCGGGGTCATGTTCTCGACGGTCTCGTATCCCAGCGCCGCCGGTATGTACCCGACCACGTGCTGGCGCCGCGACGCTTCGAACGCGTCGAGCAGGGTCGGCACCTCATCGTCTTCTACCGGGTCGGCGCCATCCTTCGGGTACAGGTAGCCATCCATCCGCGGGTTCCCCGCGTACAGCATCGCGGCTTGCCGGTACGTCGCGGCGAGTTTGATCGTCGTACCGGCCGCTTTGAGCACGCCCGGATTGGGAGAGTCGACGCGCTTCATCATCCGGTGGTCGGCCGGTTCCCCGTCCACCATGATCTGGAGCAGCTGTCCGCGTTCGCGGGCGACGTACGCGCCGGGCATCGGGGATTCCCCGTCGGCGTGCTGTAGCGGCTGGAACGTGACCCGGTGCCCGGCCACGTGCTCGAGGTGCACCGGGTAGCCGCGGGTATTGGTCTCGAGGACGCGCAGCCACGCCACACCCTCGAAGAGCAGGTCCTGGAAGACCTGCGCTTTCGTGACCACGTTCGCGACGTGCGGGTCCAGCTGCTCGAGCAGCGGGTTCGGGTGCCGCTTGTTGTCGCGGTCCAGATCAACCTGCGGCCACGTCGCGACCGCGCAGATCAGGTTCCGGGCACGCAGCACGCCGGGGATAGAGAGGGCCTCCTCTTGGGTGGCGCGTCCCTGCCCGGCCCACATTTCCCGGATGACCTGATCGACGGGCCGGTAGTCGGTGCCGTCGAACATCATCGCGGGCCGCCGGTAGACCGGCTGTAGCGGCTGCTGCGCCGGTCTGGCGTCCGCGACGGACAGCCAGTCCCACGCCTGCCTGCCCAGTTGCCGCATCCGCCCCATGATCGGCAGTGTAGCGGCAGGTCAGCGGATTACCGGATTGCCATTACCGACAATCCGATAATCCGGCTACCGGCGTACCGACGACGCGACGATGATCCGGGGCCGGCCGACCGGGGCGGGCAGGGTGCGGGCGAGCAACACGGCGCCGGCGGCGGCGTACACGGCGTCGCAGTGGCCTTCGCCGCGGCGCGAGAAACGCCACACGTCACCGCTGGCCAGCTTCTCCGCGCCGATGGCCTGCGCGTCGAGCAGCGGATCGCCGGCGTGTACGACGGTCCGGCCGTCCACTTCCGCGGACAGGCCCATGCAGATCGCGGTGACCTCCCCGGAGATCTCTTGCACGCTCAGCCCGGCGGGCGGCCACACCCGGCGGCCCTTGCGTTCCTTGAGCCCGGCGGCAGCCGCCGCGGCAGGGCCGCCGGGCAGCCATCCGAACATCTGCGGCCTGATCTTCGCCAGGATCGCGGGAACGTCGCGCTGCATGTCGCGGACCGCGGTCGGCCCGGACCATGCGCCGAGCACCAGGCCGCGGCCGGGTAGCTCGACGCCGGGGATCTCGACGCGCACCCGGCCGTCGGGCATGACGCCGGCCACGACGAGGGTCGCGTGGCGCATGTCCGGGGAGACGTCGACGCACGCGGCGAGGCGAGCTCGCAGCCCGGACAGATCCCCGGGGACCATGCACTCCGCCCACCCGGTCTCGTCGATGGCCGGGTCTAGGTTCGCCACACGCTGGCACAGGACCTCGGTGCGGTAGCCGGCGACCTCTTCGGGGTTGGCGCCGGGCAGTGCCAGACGCCGGGCCGGGCCGAGCAGGGTGTCCCAGTCCAGCCGGCGGCCGACGTTCGGGTTCGCCGCGGCGATCGCTACCGGGTCATCGACGGCGCAGCCCGGGGGCCCGGAGTATTCGAAGAGGCCGAGTCTCTCGTCGCCGTTGTTGCTGGTGATGTACTCCGCGGCGGCGGCATAGAGGGTGTTCAACACGATGCTTTTGTCGTCGCCCTGGTTGGTGATGAACACGGCCTGCCCGTGCGGGCGGGCGTTCATCGCGTTGTACGCCGCCCGGTAGCCGGTCCAGTTGTGATGCTCGC